TCACCCCTTCGACGGTCAGGACCATCGTGGCGCGGCGATCAGGCTCATCAATGGCGGTGATGGCGTAGGTCTGCCCATCGATCTGGACACGGTTGGCGGTCGACAGGCCGGTGCGATAGCGGATGAGATAGCGTCCGGCCGGGACCGTCTCTTTGCCAGCGCTACGGGCAACATCCGTAGTGCGCAGTTCCAGCCGTTGACCATAGGTTGAGGCGGTCACGGTCCATGTCGAACGTTGCTGACCAGCGGCATCCCGCGTGACGGTCTGGGTCATGATGTCGATGCGTCGATCCAGCGCGCCCGCGTCGATCTTCACAGGGCCACCCGGATAAAAGGGGCGCATAGGCGCTTGATCGTCTGGAAAGCCGCGTCACTGATTTCGTTGCGACTATCGTAGGCAGCACCAACATAGATGGCGATTGCGTGACGAAGGGCAGTCGGGATGGCCTCTTCGCTGGTCCAACCAGCTTTGATCGACACCACCAGCGGAGCCACCTCGACATTGATTTCGAGGTTGCCGCCGACGACCGCACCAGCGTCTGTCTGCGTGATATTGCTGATCGGAACGGAATAGCAGCCGGTAGCGGTGAAGCTGACTTCATATTGGGCCGACACGACATACAGGCCAGTCAGCCCAGCGATATGGTCGACGGCCGCGCCAAGCAGCAGGTCTAGGGTTGGCTGATCGACATCGGCATCGAGCCGCAGCCATTCGCGAAGCTGGGTCGACGATATAGCCGGAAATGAAGGGGGAGAGGTGCGGACAACAGTGGTCATCCAATATTTATCTGCGCACAAAAAAGCAGGGGCCGGAACGCGTCCGACCCCTGCCCCATGCTTGGAGAATGTTCGCCTCTTACGAAGCGGCGATCTTGAGGAACTTCACTGCTTCGGTGTCGGCAATGGTGCCGCCAACGCGCTTGGTGAAATAGAAGCACACCGAAGGCTTGGTAGTATAGGGATCACGCAGAACGCTGGTGCCTGTGACATCGGCGATCAGGTAGGCGGCCTTCAGGTCGCCGAAGAAGCCCGCGATATTTCCGGCGGCGATGTCAGGCATGTCTTCCAGTTCATTGACCGTGTAGCCCAGCAGCGTCGAAGGCTGACCGGCCTGATAGCTCGGCTCCAGCATATATCGGCCGTTGGCATCCTTGAACGAGCGGATCACGCCAATAGTCGAGCGGTTGAAGCCCCATGATGCACCGGGGCGGAAGCCCGCCTTTAGCGACTGGGTCATCTCGATCAGCTTGTCCGGGTTGGTCAGCGCAGCAGCAGCGCCAGATGCGATATGCTGAACAGTGCCGAACGCGCGGGCGGAATCCTTGGTCGCAGCCGTGGTCGCTGTCAGCAGACCCTTGGGCTTCTTGACGCCGTCACCAAGCAGGAAAGCATTGCCTTCAGCACGAGCGAATTCGGTCGCGGCTTCCGAAGTGATGAACGCTTCGGCATCGAACATCGCATCATGCAGGTAGAACTGCGTGATAAAGGCGTTCGCATAAACTTCGCCGAAAGAAGGGGTGATTTCCACGAACTTCGGCGTCGCGGTTTCCGGACGAGCATCAGTTTCGCCGACCCAGCCAGAACCAGTGCCGCCGATATTGTGCAGTTTGCTGTATTTGTCCGAACTGACATTGATGACAGTGGCCAGACCACGCAGGTCGCTGACTTCGACCAGACGGTTAGAAATGACATTGTCGACGACCTTCGGCACAGCGTAGCCGCCATCGGCGTTCACAGCCACCGACATCGACTTGGTTTCGCCCGACCGGAGGAACGAGTTGAAAGCGCTCTTGCCTTCGGCAGCCTCGACATCAACTTCGGGGCGATTGCCGGTTTTGAACATGTCGCGCATCTTGGCCTCAAGATCACACATCGCATCGTTCAGGCGGGTCTGCGCAACTTCATCGTTGCGCGTCAAAGCCGACTTGAATTCATAGTCCAGCTTGTTCAGTTCATTCGTAAGATTATCCATGGTTCTCCTGTTGCAATTTCAGACGCAAGGTTTTTACGGCCTCAATTGCCGCAAGATATTTAGCTTCCTTCTCGGTTTCCTCGGACGGCTCCTCGATATCCTCTTCGACATCGTCGACTTTCGACTCCTCATCCGCATCGGCAGGTGAAACGAGACGCAACTTGAGCGTCTCGACCTGTTTCATCAGCGCATCAAAAGCCGCGCCAATATCATTGTCATTTTCGGGCAAAATATTCTCCTTAACTTCGGAAATTCGGGTTAGTGGATTTGCGGGAAACGTCACGACACTGACCTCCCAAAGGTCGACCGCCTTGAGGTGGCGGATGGTGCGACCATCTTCGCGGACAATCTCGAAATCGACGGTCGTGTATCCGATCGACAGACCATTGACCGCGCCGGACTTGACCGCCTGATAGGCATCACGCCCCGCCTGCGTATCAAGGAATCGCCCGGTCATCTTGAGACCTTCTTCGCTGTCCTCCCAGTCGATCCAGACACCAATCGGCAGCGCTTTTGCGTCATGGTTCCAGAGCATCGCGGGCTTCGTTGCGGCGGCGTCATGCTCGGTCATCGTGGCGGCAAAAGCACCCGGCAGCACGATATCGCGGTAACCGTCGACATTGTTGTAATGGGCAGCGAGACCAGTGAAGGTCATCTCGCCATCATCGACGGCTTTGATTTCGATCCGGCCCGAAAGCGTTTTGATTTCCATGATGGTATTTATGCAGGCGGCCGATCTGCGCCGCCGTCGTTGCCTCCAAAGAGATTGGCCGCTGGCGCAAGCTGATCGGCCGCCGGATCGGCGCTGCGCTCGAAACCTTCCATCTCGCGGATTTCGTTGGCGGACAGGACACCAATGGCCCGCCCGATCTGGTAATACTGCATCCGCTCGACCGCCGTGCCACGCAAAAAGTCCCGATTATCAAGGACAATCTGATAACCTTTCGCTCGCTCCTTCTGTGTCAGCAGCGTCTTGTTGGCTGACTGGACGAACCGGGTGTGCCAATGCGCGTCAGTGTCAGCATCATGGGCGATATGGGCCTGCTCGACGCTGGCATAGGACTGGCTGCCAGCGTTGTGGAACAGTTTGGTAGGGCTGACGCGAAAGAACCGACAGATTTCCTCAATCTGGAACTTTCGCGCTTCGATGAACTGGGCCTCATTGGCGGTGGACCCGAGGGGATGATACTGGAAATCACCCGTGAGCAGCGCTGTTTTATGCGCATTGCCGGTGCCGCTATATTGCTGCTCCCATGACCGCTTGAGGTCTGCGCGCTGTTCCGGTGTGAGGGTGCCGTTCGTGGTGAGAAGGCCCGCTGGGCGCGCGCCATTTTCGAATAATTTCGCCCCATATTCTTCCTGATGGCGCGCCAGTTTGATTGCCGACCGGGCCTGATCGAGCATTGAAAGGCCGGTGTAGTCTTTGGTCGCCGGGCCTTTCTGATGCCAAATCTCGTCGGCAGGCATTTCCATCCCAAAGACGAAGTATTTGACCTGTGTGCCCAGCCGGGACGAGGTCGGAACGACCTGCACATAGTGCGGATCGAGCGGCAAGATTTCGAGGATGTTTCCGTTCGGTGCGCGATTGAGCCAGCTATAGGCATTGCCATCGAGAGCCATATGATAGCCCTGCATTTCCCGGAATTCATACGCGGTCTGAAGATCGTTGGGGGAGGCGTTGAGCAGATAATAGAGCGGATGAGCGGCTGCATGCTCGCCATCCCGCGTCACATAGCAGGGAGGGAGTGCCAGCCCCTCAGCGATGACCCTCGCACATCCGTAAACAGCGCTAACTGCGGCGTTCAGGTCGATGCGCTGATCAGCAATGATGTCTTTGCGAATGTCCTCCGCAGAACGCGCAGTTGGCAGTGACGATTTCGTTTCGACGTCGGTCAGCCAGTCCCAAGTTTTTGTCCAAAATCCCATCCCATATTTAGTCGAACCATTCGATGGTCGGCGCTGTTACTGGCGCTGGGATGATATTGGATGCAGCAAACGCCATAAGCGCCGCGACCATAGCGTCGATTTTCTGTTCGCTGTTCGGGGCGGGTTTGACTGGAACGCGCGTTACACCTCTATGGTGTGCGCAGATGTTCGCGGCGCACCAATTCAGCACCGCATTATCGGGATGAACCAGTTTCCCGTTTTTCAAATCGGCTTCGAAATCATCCATGGCGATGGTCCATTCGCCACGGCTGTTCGCCTGCCAGATTGAAGTTTCATAACCCTGTGCAGCAAATTTCTGACGGCTGTTTTCGCCCTGCCAAGGATCGAACACGATCATCTGAATATCGAAATGTTCGACCAATTTCGAAAGTTGGGCTTCGATTTCCGCAAAATCACTGGCATTGCCATCGGTGACGATCAATTCCTGCGACGACATCCAACTTGCATAGGCCGTGGCGTTGCGGCCACCGTCGATAGCGCCCTGTGGCAGAAAGCTGAACGGGAAGATCGCCCGCTTTCCATCATCGGTTTGGACCACCACGCTGATGGCGGTCAAATCCTGCTTGGTGGACATATCGACGCCGATCCACGCAGGGCGGCCTTCGAAGTCTTGATAGTCGAGCGATGGGTTAGCGGCATTGGCCCAATCGTTTTGGTTGAGCCAACCAGCCGCCGATGCAATCCATTCGTTAAGATGCTTGGTCCGCATCGCGGCGGCGTTGGCCGGTGACTGGATTGCCTTGGCCAACTGAGTGCGAAGGTATTTCTCCCCGACCGATATGTTCAGGCCGGGGTTAGCTTTGATCCAACTATCGAAGTTGCGCCAGTCATCACCGGCATCGATGGTGTAGATGGCCACGAACACGGTATCATCGACAACATCGCCGCGAAGGATGCCTTCAGCCGCCAATTGTTCGGTGCGGCATACACCAGCGATGTTGAAACCGGCCGTGGTAATCATCAGCAGCAGCGGCTGCTGTCGCGCCCCCATGCCGGTGCGGAACGCCTGAACTTGCGTGTCGTCCTTGGCCTGATGAAGTTCGTCGGTGATGGCGCAATGTGGGCTGGAACCATCCTTGGTCTTGCCGATCACTGGTGTAAATGACTGGCCGGTAGCTTCGACAAAGATGGATTTGGCCATCACTTCGACACCAAAGGCGTCAATGAAGCCGGGTGACTGCTGGGCCATCAGCCGCGCTGGTCGAAACACCTCATTGGCCTGCGCCAGATTGGTCGCACCGCAATAGACTTCCGCGCCTGCCTCACCGTCAGCAAAGCACATGTAGAGGCCAATGGCGGACGCAAACGCCGACTTTCCCATCTTCCTTGGCAATAGGCAGAACGCTTCACGGAACCGGCGCAGCCGGTCATCGGCGTTGAGGAAGCCGAACAGGTTGGCGACGATCCAGACCTGATAGTCGGCCAGCAGGAATGGCTGTCCAGCCCACTGGCCCTTGATATGGACCAAGGCTTCGATGAAGGCGCAAGCATGGTCGATATGCTCGACGCTGAAGATCAGGTCGGTCCGTTTGAGGTCATCTTGGGTGCGTTGGCATGCTGCGCGCATCTGCCAGCAGGCCGGAATTTTACCGGTGGTGACGCGCTTGGCATAATCGATCGCGCGCGCCGCATATGAGCCTTTGGGATAACGTTTAGCTTTCACCCATTATTTAGGACGAAGGCAGTTGCGATCGTAACATGGTTATGCAATCCGACCCGTGGTTACTTTACCAATTGGGGGGACTATGAAGTTCAGTCTGAAGATTTTTAGCGTTGCAAGTGCAGTTTTTCTGACCGGCTGCTCGGCCGCGCCGCTCAACTTCACGCCGTCCAACGTGGCCCGCAGCACGCATAGGCTCGACGCTGCACTGATTTCGACTAATGTGACTGTGGCATCCAAAGATGAGCAAACCGGCAAGATGAACACCGCAGGCGCGGAGGCCGACGTTGCCAGCCTTTGGAAAAGCACACTGGACGATGCGCTCGTTCGCATGGCGCTGTTCCGGGACGATTCCCCGCGCAAGCTTTCCCTGATCGTCAAAATCTTGGAACTGGATATCCAGAGCTTGGGATACAAAGCTGCGACCACGGCAACCTACGAACTGGTCGACCGCAACACCGGGCAGACCGTCTACTCGACCAAAATCCAGACCCATGGTGGCGCGTCGGACTATGTAGGCGTAAACCGTTCGCGCAAGTCGGGCAGCCGTTCCGTTCAGGCGAACATCGAGGAATTCCTGCGGCAGATTGAAACCGCACAATTGCCTCAGATTTGAGCGGCACCGCCCCTTTAGCGTGGCCTAACGCTGAAGGGGCTGGCCTTTGCCGCACCATCCTGCGCGATCTTGGCCAACCGGGACTTAGCTCCAGCGATCGACAACAATTCCATCTGCTTGCGCAGTTCTGATCGATAGGCCGCGTTCATGGGTGCCCCTTCCCGCACTGATTGGATGAACACCGCCATGGTTTCGCAGTATAGGGCGAACGCGCCCGCATCTATGCTGGTCGCCCCGGTCGCCACGACCTTCTCTAGATCGGCCGCCCATACCGCCCTGCCCGCTTCGCTCATCCAAACTGGCTGGATCGGGATGTCGCGCTCAACTGCCGCGATAGTCGTTGTCTTGCCATCGACGCACTGTTTGAAAGTGCCAGCCAGTTTCTTGCGCTGGGGGTCCGTCAGTTTTTTACCGGGTCGCATCCAGTATTTATCTGGGCTTATTCAGTAACCAGATTTTTACGCCAAACGTCCAACTAGGGTGAATGGGTCGCTTCAAAAATTTCCTTCGTCATTTGATCGATGGCGATCGTGACAAGACGCTTATTTTGGAAGTTCTGGCTATAGCAATCTTCCTGCTCGCGGCGGCCGTTGTAGGGCGGACGGAAGTCGGTAAGCGCTTGGCTATTGGTTTCACCATCGCCGGGGCAACGATCGACTGATATTACCACGGCCAAATTTTAATTCGGAAACGTGAGAAAAAACTTGATCGGCGGTTATCCCATATATTGGGACAACATGATTTGACCCGCCCCCATATGTGGGATCGACGGAGCCGAGGCGAACAACTGATCGCCCCGGCTGTTGCGTTCGATATTATTTATCCAAAGTCGATCAGGCTGGGTTCCGCTTCTGAAATTCCGCCCAGTGCGGTGCGAAGTCAGACAGAGAAGCCGCTCCCTTGGGCAGCGTCACTGTCCGACCATCGAATTCGGCATAACTGTCCATGCAATCAGGCGATATGTGGACACGACCGGTGGCCGGATCGATAGACATCAGCCACACATCAAACAGCCGGTGAAGATCGGTGCGGATGATCCAGCCGTTGGTCACGTCGTCATCGCCTTCCTCAGCAACACCGAGGATATGTGATGCGTCGATTGCATCCAGCACCTTACATCCACTGATCGCACAGGCGGAACCAAACAGATCGAGCAGCGCCGCCCGGAATTTGCCATCGCGCTTCCACCGCTCCACGTTCTCGCGCTGACGATCCAAACGCTCCTGTTCGACTTCCGCAACCGAATGCAGGATGTCGAAGGTTCCCCTGAGCGCGTTGGCAACAGCGAGAGATTGCGGCCCATCCCACTTGATGTTTGCCCTGATGTAAGCCAACCGCACAATCGCCTTCATCGGAAGCGGGCGCTGGCCATCCATGATAAAATACGACCGCGAACGACCGCTCTTCGCCTCTACCCGCAGTTGGTCATCGGTAAGACCACGGGCTTCATCGACTGCTTCTTTCACCTGATCAAGACTAACGCGCATGAACACCTCTCTATATTTGAGAGGCGTATGTCGCCCGATCAACGCGCAATTCCAAGCGTAACCTTCTCTATGTTTGCGCCTTTTTAATCCAACCTGCCAATTCTGGTTCAAACATCACATCTGCCACGTCATATCCGCGAGCGAAGAACCGCTGCTCTACGATCGCCTTGGCCGCGTTGCACTCCGCACACGCCGGAGCGAGATTGGGCCGGTCATTGCTCCCGCCCAGCGAGAGCGCCACGATATGGTCGATGAGCGTAGCTGGACTGATCCGCCCTTCCAATCGACAATATCGACACAGCGGCTCGGCATCGAGCAATGATGCGCAAAGGCGGCGGTAGCCACGGCTATGGTCACGCAGGTTTGCGCTGCCGCCAATGGATCGTTTGCGGGGGCGTTGACCAAGGACGCGGGGAAGGTCAGGCATCTGGCTCGGGAAGCGCATCGATAATATTCTCAGCCGCATCGACCAGCTTGTCGATGGCGTCGAGAATTCGCTCAAGCGCCTCAATTGCAAAGTCATAGTCATTCATATGACTATTTACTACATGATCGATCAGGAGGTCTGATAAGCGGCTGTTCGGTCAATTCCTGATAGACGCAACTTTAACCGACAGCGGCTATGCAGTCCGCATGATAAGACTTTGGAACTGGAACGCGCCCGTCAGATCAGCAGCGGTGTGGATATGTGCAACCATAGCCATTGGCGAAGCCGCCATCGTCATCAGCCAACAGTCTATTTTGATCGACCATGGAGAATGCGCTGATCCAGTAAATAAGATCGCCATGCTGAAAACATGCACCTACTGGACCGGCCGTGAAGCCAAAATGATAACGATCGGCGGCATGTATGAGACGAGCACCAAACCGTGCGCCGCGACGATTGAGACAAAGAGACTGGCCGGAACAGCTTCATTTTAGGGGCAGGACCAACGGCTCTGGTCGGCAACGGAAGGTCGCGGTGGCGAAGCCGGGATAAATTCGAGGCTCGGCCGTCAGCGTGACAGGTATAGTGCGGCCTCCGCAGTCCGGCGCTTGACCAGACCGGACAGAACCTTGCCGCCCCCTTTGGTCCAGCGGGCGAACTCCTTGGCGGCACCGGCATAGTCGCCGGACCGATGCTTCCGCAGCAAGGTCGAAAGGGCGAAGGCATTGGTGCCGACATTGAAGGCGAACGACACCAGCGCGTCGAACTGGTTCTGGGTCATATCATCGCCGCCCCGGTTAACAGCGGCTTCGAAGCGGGCAAGATCAGCCTCAAGCAGCGCCTGCGACTCTTTCTTGGTGATCTTGAGGCCCTTTTTGACCTCTGGACCAACGTGGCCAACGCCAATCGTCCACACCCTTGCCGGGCACAGATAGGCAGTGAGGATTTCGCCCTCATGGGCGGTGATGAGTGCGCGGCCCTTGGCCGACGTTTTTAGAGGTTCATTCCCCTAATTAGCGTGCCGCCATTGAGAACGTTCGGAGAACGAGCTATGGATTGGCCATCCATCATTGCCGCCATCGACCAAAATCTAGGACGTGACGCATATGAATGAAATCCGAAACAAAATCCTCCAGCGCCTACAAAATGGTCCAGTCGCTGCGGTGAATGGAAGCCTGCCTGTGGTGGGAGTAAATCCCGACACACTTCATGAAGAATTAGTTCAGTTGAACAACGAAGGTAGGATCAAGGTGCGCGGCCCATCTGCTGGATATTCAGATTTCGGTGTCGACCCTGAAATATTCTATCTGCCTCAGCATCAACATCTGGTCAGGTTGATGCCGGAATATTGACGCGACCGTCATTACCCATTAACGAGGAAGCCCCGACAGACATTGACTGCCGGGGCCGCCCCTTGGGGCTACGGAGGTTCCACGTTCTGTCTCCTGCTTTCATCGGGCGGGGCCAAACGACCTCTATTTGAACCGGGCGGCAACCCGGCTCGACGAAAAGGCCATCAGGGAGACACTCCTTGGTGGCCTTCTTCGTTAATGACCCCGCCGTGGATTCGGCGCAAGCAAAATTTGAGATGTTCGCTGGATTTTCTCCGAATGTTCGGAATATTCGCACGGACTGCGTAGGACGTCAACGCGCTAGTATCATTCAACACTCTTCCAACAGTCTTATTACGTACCATTTGGCGACCGCAATGCGCACACGCATATTGACGGTTCGGTCAATATACTTACGCGAACCGAATTTGATCACGAATTATACCGTGAAAAACTCGGATGAATTTCGGACGAGCTTTTAGCGCCCTTAAAACGAACACAAACACGAACCTGTTTATGAACCCGATTACGAACCGGAAAACGCACCGGTTCAAACCCGCGAAAATTTCGGTTCGAATTTTGACCGTTGATTACGACGCATTCGACCGCGACGTTCAAGCCGGATCATCACGCGCAGATTATGCACACGCATCACAGCACCCATATCGTCGTCGATATCGATCGTTGCGAGACGCGCGGCTTGATACACTTCTGCCGACGCTCCATCACCAACGGCGCACGAGCCGCAACTTCACCCTGAGGTGACGATCTATCATCGAAAGGCTGTAGGCTCGTTCATGCTGATATTTATGTGGGGGCACGGTTTTGGCGGACATTGAAGACAGGAAGATCACTGACCCGGTGGTGCGCTGGGTGGGGAATGGGATGGCCGCTGTCGCGGTGACGATCTTCGTCCTCTATATCCTCGACTACCAACTGGGCTGGATCGACTGTTGGGCTTTCGAATGGAATGATTTCGCCACGCTGGTCACAGGCGGTATAGCAGCAATTGCCGCTATGATCATTGGGACCAAACAGGTCGCCATAACCCGTGAGCAAGTTCACATCGCCAATCGGCAAGGCATCATAATGGATCGCCAAACCCAGATACAGCTACTCATGCTGAAGAACTCAATGCTAGATAGGCGTCTTTCTCTTTATAAGGACGTAATGGACTACGCGACGCTGTCCCATGTTCCAATAGATAGTGACCGCAATAAATTGCGATCCAAAGCTTTGAGCGGCATGCAGAACGCGAACTTTGTCTTCAACGCCGCAATTGCCGATGCCATGTTAAAATTGATTTTGAGAGTTAATAACTACCTGACCAACCCATTGGACGAATATGACATTCCCCCTCTGCCTTCCGGTATGAAGCTAGAGGGTGAAGCGCTCAAAGATGCCAAGAAAGAGAAGATAATGGCTGAAATGATTGCGATTGGCCATTTGGTTAAGCCGTTCATGCAAATTGATGAGAATTATCTTGGGGCCTGATTGCCCCCCCTAACAGCCGCCGACGTTCCACCCGGTCAAGCCCACTGATATCGGTGGTGATCCCGGCTTCTGCCAGTTCGGCCAGCGTCTCCAGCTTGCGGACCTTGCGCGCTACAGCCTCCTGCCAAGCCTCATCGGGATCACGGTCGACGATACCGGCCGCAGCCTTGCAGGAGCCAACGCCAGCAAGGAAATGGTGAGGGTTCATACACTTCACCAGCCCGTCCTGATCCACCGTTTATTCAGACGTTCCCGGCATGATCGCCCCCTGAACAGGAGACGACTATGGCAGTGGGGAAACGCGGCGCGCCGCAGTTGGGCAAGCGCCCGATGTCATGGCACGACCAGCAGATGGAAATTGCGTTCGATTTTGGCGGATCGCTGGAGCACGCTGGAACCAGCGTGGTCAGAGACGCCAACGAACTGACCCACCCCAAGCCGGTCATCTTCAATGCGATCCTCTATGCAATCGGGACGGCAGAAAACCGCGAACTCGCAGAGCTTTTCTCAGTCAGCGCCATTTGCCTTGCCGATTATCAGCACGGCGTCGGAGAACCGGTGATAATACCGGATTTTCCAGATGTGTCGGACCAAGCCCAGCTACAGGCCTTTGCCAAATCGGGGACAATGGAGCGCCTTTCATATTGGATGGATAAGGCGCAGGCTGAAGGCGTTGCCAATTACGAATGGGTGCAGAAGGCGAAGGCCGCCAATCGTAACATCAATAACCTCCCGAAATGGCTATGGGCGCAATATCGGCAAGGCGGACTTTCTGCCGCCTTCCGCGCCTTGGGCACTGGTCAAGCACCCATTCCGCTGCCACCGCAAACATGAAGTGCATGAACCTGCGCGCGAGAAATCTCGCGACGGGAGAAGTTCAAACACTTCAAGTTTATTACCTAAGCGTTATGAGATTGCGCTCTTGCGCATTTGTTCTCGTAATGTTCTGGTCACCTCATGAGTCGATTGACGCGCGGTGATTTGATTAGGAAGGCCTTACTGGTCGTCGAGGAGGCCTGTGCAGATGGCCGGGTCAGGCAGTCGATGGGGCTGCGGTTTGCGCTTGCCTATCTCTATGCGGTGTCAGGTGCGAAGGATCGCGGCGCGTTCGATCGCCTGTGGCGCGGGTCCACATATACCCATCCACATTCCCCGAAAATGGCGGAAATCTGCCATGCACAGACTGTCACGGCCTTGGTCAATGGCGTCTATTTCGCTGTCGGGGTCCATCGATCGGTGGACCACATATCGTTTCAACGCAGGGCTGATGAGTTGAGGCGACGGCGCAGGGAAGACGCCTGATGATGTCCGTTTGGCGCTACTAAGGGGCCTTCGGCCCCGCTACGCGGGTGGTCTTCATGTCCGTCGTTGACGGCCCGCTATCCGCGTCCATGATCAAGGTAGACCTTGAAGGGGTGAATTGAACACCGGCCGAAGGCCCAATCACTGCGATAGCGAATTGAATGAGGCCGACCAGCGGGGAGGCTTCCGCCGACCCGAAGAGGCCTTCATTCCCGTGGCCCGGTTACGGGTCACGCGCACTTTATCTATCTGGAATCATTATCCATATAGTCAATTGATACGGCGATCGCTCGTCGCCTTTGGCTCCTCCCAATCACCGGCGACCTGCGGCCTGCCCTTCGTTGACGAAGGCCAGTTGGCCTTGGGCGCGATGCGCAGAGCGAAAGATATTGACCGGGCTTCGCCCAGTTCGTCAAAATCCATCAAATAAGGCCTTAAAGGCCATGGCGTAAGCCCCTTGTATAAGTAAAAATGTCACCACCTAATTCGTAAAGATAAGAAAATGAAAGGTGACTATTGTAATTCATTAGTAGCGCCGTCGGTGACGGATTTTTGGGAGTAGAATGAGGATATATTACGACGACCGTGCCTGTGGTGCGGGTAAGAGCTATGACGAACGTGCGGCAATCGTAGCCAAGGAAGGCCTATACATCTGGGCCGTGGGCGAACGCCAGATGATGAACGAAGCCTATAGCAAGCTGCGGGCGCAAGCCGCCGATGCGGGGAAGATCGTGACACTCAGGGCCATCTATAGCGCTGGTGGCGATTTCGATTTTGATCCTGACCTTGGCGAACCAGCGGCGAATGTGCGGGTCGAGGTCGAGGGGCTGGCAAACACATATACGCGCGGTCACGTCATCGTGATCATGACCCACGAAGCGCTCAAAGCGGCCGATCTGACCAATTTTGAGGGACTTGGTTGGTCGCTTGTCATCGACGAAGTCATTTCCGTTTGGGATCAGATGGAAATGGAAACCACGACGCTGCTGGGCTGGCTGAAAGACCACTATGCGCTGACGAAGACCGAAGATGATGGACTGTATCAAATCACGTCGACGACTGACGAAACCACTCGTGATCTGGCGCGGGATAGCGGCGCAAAGGCCTATGCGACCTTCCACCAGCGGGTGACCGGCGATCGGTCCAAGGTCATCACTGATCTGGAGAACTGGGACGATCTGGTCGAAAATCGAAAGTGGACGTGGTGGTCGCTGTTCGATCCGTCCTGTCTTGCCGTTTTCGACCGGACGACGATGCTGGCCAACGACCTCACACATAGCGTCACCTATGAGACGATGCGTGCCCGCTATCCGCAGACTGAATGGGTCAACCTCAACCGGCCGACGACCCAGACCTATGCGCAGCGCAAAGTGGTGGTGCATTATTATGCCGTCGCCCACGAAGCCCGCCGCTCGATATTCAAAACGACGCAGGGAAAGGCGTTCCTCAAGGCCGTAGCCGCTGACATCGACAAACGGGTTGGCGTCCAGCCCCATATTTGGATGTGCAACGATAAGGATCGCCAGTTCCTCAAGGCTATTGCAGGTACGAAACTGTCGCCGAAGCAGTCTGGCATCGACCGGTTTGGTGACGACTATCATCACGCCAGCATGATCTATGTGGCCAAGCCCAAGCCTACCGAGCAGACGGTCATGGAAGCGCTGGGTGTCAGCCGGGAAGCCATCATCGCGACCCGCGAACATGAAGTGTTGGTCCAGTTCGCCACGCGCACCAGCTTGCGCAGGTCACACTCGACGGAGACGGTCCACCTGACCGTTTACGATGAAGTGCAGGCCCGCAAGTTGGAGGCGTATCTGATCCGCACCAGCTATTGCGACGTCGAACTGCGATTGCACCGCCTCAACGTCGGCGGCGTCGAACTGGCCGATTGGGTGAAGGTCGAGGAAAAGCGCGGCCCAAAAAAGAAGGTGCTGACCGATGAGGAGCGTGCGGCGAATGCGCAGGCCACCCGTGAACGGAAGCGACGAAACAAGGCCGACAGCCGGGCAAAGAAAAAGGAAATCGAGAAAATCGATTAATATTGCGCCCGATATTTAACCCTTGGTATAAATAGATAGTGAGCCTTTCAGGCCACCTACTTCCTAGAAAACGTCATATTGTGGGCCACCGTCACTTTCAGACGGTGGCCTTCTTTTTTGGCCGATTTTTCCGTTAAAGCCCGTCCAAATCCCCATCCTGATAAATACAGGATGGAAGTAGTTAATATCTGGGTTGCCGTTCCCGACATGATCGGCGTTGAAGTTAATTCTCACGGTCAAGTCCGTGGCTCAATCACACAACCCTACTGTGGCCCTGATGGCTATATGAGGGCCTATCATGATGGCCGCCTGCATCTGGTCCACCGGCTGGTCTGCCGTGCTATCCACGGCCCAGCACCAGCGGGCAAAGCGCTCGTTTTGCACTACAACGACATCAAGGATGACAACCGAGCGGAAAACCTGCGCTGGGGTAATGCGTCCGAAAATATGGCTGATGCGGTTAGAAATGGGATCGCGATCGGCCCAAAGGCTTGGCGTCGCTGAATCGGCCGCTCTCAACCACTTCAAGTTCGCATAAATATCTTTGATCAAATTGGGCGGGGCCATCGTCAGCTTTCAGACGGTGCCCCCCCCCCCTGATTTCGCCAAGCGAGAACTACCGGCAATCTTTTTCAACAAAAGGGGACCGCGCCCCCACTTAGTAGGCGGCCCTTGGAGGAACTGTTTGCGCCGATCCTCACAACGCTTCCGCGCCTCCGCACTTCGCTTCTCATGGGTCACTTCATCGAAATTCACATGCCAGTCGCGCGGCCCTGTCATGCTCATGATCTCACCACATATTTCGTCGAGCTTAGCAGGAAATAAGCCGCTTCCTATTGCCGCAACGATAATCTTCAAGTCGGCATGATCAAATTTCGAAGAGATTTCGCCAGATACTACACGTTTGCAATAATCGATAAGTTTCGCGCTGGCGTTCTCTTCCGCATCGATTTCAAAGCCAGCCCGGATAAATGCTGCTGTTTGCGCGCCGGTCGTCTTATACGGGGATTCATGGTGGATAAGCATTTGCTCGAAAATTACCCACTCTTTGAGCGACCAATTCGCGCCATAGATCACGACGTCGGCTGCTCGTGCACGCAGCCGTTTTGCACGTGATCCAGCGATTTGCGGCAGATCGCTTTCAAACCTAGCCAGCACACGATCGACTTGTTTCGCTGTCCAAACACCCTTGCCACGGACGGTTGGTACACCAATTGTTTGATTGCCGGAATCGTCCACGACGACCGCCTTGTTCAGTTCGTCCGCGTGCTCTTCCAGCGTTTTGCATCCGCCTGCCTGCGTGATCAGTCGCTGCCATATTCCAATCGCGAAAAGGTCAGCAGCCTTGGTAACGGCATCACCGCCCTTTTCCGCACTTCGCTTTCTATCGCGCAAAATATCGGCTTTAGCGCGCGTTGATGCTGGTCGCCCCATCTCGCAACGATACGCGGTGCATTTGGGTTTGTCAAAAATGGCAACTTTCCGTCTTACGCCGCCTTTGAACGCCAAATATAAGGGCTACACACTAACGGCAAAGGACACACTATGAATGGATATACTGAACAGGAAGCAGGCCGCTGACCGGCTAAATATCAGCCTTCGAACATTCGAACGGCTTCGGAGAGATGGGAAGATACCCGCTCCGGCAAACAGACTAAAGCTGCGCCCGCTGATCTGGGAAGCTGATAAAATCGACGCCCTTAAGGGCTAACTCCCACGAAATTTCATCAAAAAGCTGGATGTCGATTCCAGCCACAGGAAAGTATTGCCTCATGAGTGACATCGAATGGACCGGAAAAACTTGGAATCCCATCGCTGGCTGCAGGAAGGTCTCTCCCGGTTGCGATAACTGTTACGCGATTTTGGAAGCCCATCGAAAAAATAGCAGCGACCCTCGCAAGCGCGTCGTTGAGAAATATCGCGGCACCACCTGCATGACTGACAACGGCCTAGATTGGACCGGTCGGTTCAACTTCGATGAGGCTGCCCTCGCTATCCCGTCTCGGATCAAGGAGCCGACCGTCTGGTTTGTCAATTCAATGTCGGACCTGTTCGGCGAAGACGTCACCGATAACCAGATTGCCGCCATCTTCAAGGTGATGAACGATACTCCCCAGCACACCTACCAGATTCTGACGAAGCGGGCGAACCGGGCAGCGAAGCTGGCATCGTCGCTGAAGTGGACGCCCAACATCTGGCTAGGCGTCAGCGTCGAAACGGACAAATACCTCAACAGGGTCAAGCTCCTCAAAAAGGTGCCAGCCGCCATCCGTTTCCTGTCTTGCGAACCCCTCCTTGGTCCGCTGACCAACCTTGACCTCGGTGGCATCCATTGGGTGATCGTTGGCGGCGAAAGTGGCCGCAGCCGCGATAAGGTTCGGCCGATGCACCCCGATTGGGCGCGCGATATTCGCGACAAATGTGCTGCCGCAAACGTGCCGTTTTTCTTCAAGCAATGGGGTAACTGGGACGCATATGGCCAATGGCATCGCTCGAAAAAGGGACCGGGCCACCTGCTCGACGGCTTGGAGCATCGGGCAATGCCTGTTGCCGAACCGCGCCGCTGGAATAGCAAAGAGGAATTTCGATATGAAATCCAAGGTCGTGGAGTGCAGGCCAATGAGGTGGTGACGGTAGGTGATACGAAGGCAAGGATCGCCTTGCGTGACGCGATCCTTCGTTTCCTTGACGATGGCCGCCCACGACCCGCACCAGAAATTCGCGCTGTCACTCTCCCTCGATCTGGGTTGGACAGCAGTGACGTCTACCACGTCAATCTCAACGCATGGGCGCTGGTCGACTTGCTGCGGGAAGGCCGCATTACCACGATCCTCCTCGATGTCCCCGGCAAACGAGGTCGCACAAAGCGTGTTAAGCATTACCAGATTGTGCTTCCCACTGCTGAAGATGTTCCGCCTGCACCTCAATCGACGGCTGCAAACGATACGAATGAATGGACGTATGTAGACCTATACGCTGCCTGATGAACCGGGGAGGCCCTGCCCTCCCCACAAAATTGCCGACACCATCAATCACTTCAATAACCGGCGGCGCGGGGCTGCCGGAAGGGGGATAATCATGCGTAACGATACTGCCGTCCAGCCTGTCTCCGAAAATGTGATCGCCTTTCCTGCAAATCGCCGCGTGCGCCCAGTCGAGGAACCGCGTTTCGAAATATCGGGGTTCTGGTGGACCGAGACCGAATGGGCTGCGTATGAGGCCCATGTGCGCGAAAATTTCGGCATCCCGTGAGTCACGCCGACCAAGCTGTTCGATGCTTTTCCTTTTTGGAAAGGGTTGAACTCTAAATATCGCAATAGATTGAGCTTGGGGGACGAATGGTAATGTGGACGATAATCGCCGTTGGCTTGGTTCTATTCGCTCTTCTAATTTGGGCTGCCCACGCACAGAATGAATCGAATGTCACCACAGCAAAGCGCGAACTTTCCAAAGTCGGTGGTTACCATCCTGCTGTTGTCCAAAGCCTTGGCTACAACAAAGCGAGCATATCGATCGACCCGGACAGTTCACGCCTTGCAATTACGGTGCCCGGAAAATCACCCAACGTCTTTCACTTCAGCCAAATAGTTTCAGTGGAAGTCGAAAAGAACGGTCGCTCGCTGACAAAAACTAATCGCGGCAGCCAAGCCGCAGGTGCTGCTGTCGGAGCCGTCTTACTGGGACCAGCAGGCCTGCTTTTGGGCGGCCTGACTGGCAGCAAGCGCACCGAAGAACTAGTCAAGCAGGTCTCACTCAAGATTTATACCAACGATCTCATCTCACCAGTGATAGCAGTGAATTTTTTGGACGGCTGGTCCGGATTGAAGGCAGACAGCTTCGCGGTAAAGCAAGCTGCACAGTCGGCCGATCAATGGTACGGCCGCATTCTGGCGATCCTACAAACACCACAGCGACCGACGCTATTCGAAACGGAGCCCCTTAAATCTGCTGCCTCAGTCGCGCCATCAGATGCTCCGTTGAAATCCGACGTCCAAGAGCAAGAGATGAAGATGCGGATCGAGCACAAGCGCCTGCGCCGCATCAGGCAAGCAAATCTTGAGCAAGAAGCATCAAGCAACAGAGCGACTGGCCCTGTGCAACGATGATGAAGGCCTTTTGGCTAGGTCCGTATACTTCATCATCGCGATATCGCGCGCACATAAAGCAAAAAATGCCTCGGCCAGATTTGACCGAGGCAGTGGATGAGAAGACTGTGATCAACTCAATGACCGCAGCATGACGATTTGACGACTGGGATCAACAAAAATTGGCCCGCCAGTGGCGGGCCGTAATCTTCGGAGGAGAAGATCGAGTTTAGCCGCATACCGCCGTCGCTGAACGCGCAGCATGGACAATTTACACAACACTCAATGGCTCATTTTGTTGCTTTCGCGATTTCGTCGAGATGATCGGCCCATAGCATTAATGCCCGCCGTTTCTCTGCATAATAATCGTTACGGTCGTAGGTGCCTTCCACTCCACGAATGATGTGGCTTAGCACCCGCTCGATGTGATCCTTCGCGATGAGACGATTACCGCCTTCATCGCTCAAGCCGTTCATCATTGTCGACACAGTGCGCCGCAGGTCGTGAAACGACCAGTGCGCCACTTCAATACCATCGGCCGACGCGAGTTTGGAAACCGCCGCCTTGATCTTACCCTGTCGCTTGGAAAAGCCAGTCAAATGATTGTCACCGTCAGCAGCAGCAAAGAGGTAGCGCGATTTCGTTGCCTTCAAGCGCCGCTCAACGATCTTCCACGCCTGCGCTGAAAGCGGGACGACGTGCGCTCGATTGTGTTTCATCCGATCTGCGCTGATCGTGATGTGACGCGCGTCGACATCCACCTCTGACCTCAACGCGCCAAATATCTCATTCTTCCGCTGCCCCGTGAGCAGCGCAAGCCGATACGCATCTGTCCAAATCTGGTCTTCCGCTTCCAACGCAGTCAGCAGGTAGCTGATTTCGTTTTCCGTGAGATATCGGTCCCGCGTCCGTAGCTGAGAGACAGGCAAGTCTTCCGCTGGATTAGCCCTGAGGCCCGTGGCGCGCTTTTCCAGTTTCCCCCACCGAAAAAATGCCTTGATGTAGCGCGTCGTCGAATTGGCCGCGCCCATATAGCCATCATCGCGAAGGCCCTGAATGACATCGTAAAGCGCCTCTTCGGTCACTTCATTCATCAGGGTGCCGCCGATTTCGTCAGCCCATAGCCTCTTCCACATTCCCTCCTTCTCGATGATGGTCCGGGGCTTGTTGCGGGCTTTACCGTGCACGTTGGTTCCCGACTTCAGCCCGCTGATATAGCGATCCCATGCTTCCTGACAGGTCATACCCGCGCGTTTCATCTCAACCTCCGGGCTAGCATCGGGGGCCGCCACGCCAGCGCCATATTTGACGTGGACATCAACGCCTGCATCGTGATCAGCTTGGATCGCACCAGCCTTTGCCCGAGCGTCCGCCAGCCCCACGGCTGGAAATTTTCCCAGCGTAAGCGTCCGAGGCACGCCATTCACCCGCGCCTGCCACGTCCAAGTTTTGCTAAATTTGGTGACCACGAGAGCGAGCCGGTTACCCTTTGGGTCAAGGTATCTCGCATTTTCCTGTTTGAGGCCAACCAGCCCCTGATGGTTCCATTTTACGTCCATGCTCATCGTCCATGCACAGCATACGCCGAGCAGGGAGGAAGACCGATTCACGCGACGCTGTTGTATGCTGTCGCTTTCTGTCGTCCCGACCGTATGCCACGCCGTATGCCACGAGGCGTTGCCGCCCCCGTTAGCAACAAGGTCAGAGCTTCAAATCTTTGATTTTATTGGAGAAAATGGTGCACCCGACGGGATTCGAACCCATGGCCCTCAGATTAGGAATCTGATGCTCTATCCTGCTGAGCTACGGGTGCACGCAGCGCCGGCTCTATTATGCGCGGCGCGCGCGGTCAATTCTTCGCTTCGGGCGGAATCACCGGAAAGGGCAGTTGCGCGACATTGATGCCTTCCTCGGCCAGCGCCTTGGCCTCGGCCG